CGCCAGCATCAGGTCGGCATCCGAGATCATCCCCGACGACGCATCACGCAGCGACGCCAGCATTGTGGCGCCCGACGTGCCGGATTCTCGCGCCAGGCGCTGAAACGCCGTCTCGAGCGCCTGCACCCCGGCCGCCGCGCGCGCTGCCTCCACGGCCTGCTTGCCGAGCCCCAGCGCCGCCATGCCGATCGCCACCTGCGGCGCGGTTGCGCCCAGCATCGACATGGCGCCCTCGAGGCTGGTCACGTCGGCCGTCAGCGTGGCAAAGCCGCCGCCCTCTGCGCCGGTATCCGCCAGACCGCCTATGGTCTGGCGGAACTTGCCCTCGAATGTTTTGAGCTGCCGGCTGGCTTCATCGCGCAGCGACAGCGAAACCAACGTCTTTGCGTCAGCCATTCTCGTTTTCCAGCCGATTGTGCCGCAGAATCATTCGCCACTCCGCCGAACTCGGCTTCCACTTGTCCTTGAAGAAGAGCGGATATAACTCCTCGACCCGCTCGATCTCGCGTACGTGTAGCGCTCGCGCCAGCCGTGTCCAGTCGATGCCGTCCAGCTCTTCCAACGTGCGGCCAGGAAACTGGCGCAGCAGCCAGGCGTCCCAGTACGCATCCGGCAGCGTTGCCATCATCATCAGCATGGCCGCGCCCCGCTCCGCACCGCCGGGTGCCTCTGCTACGTCGCGCCTGGTGTCTGCGTCTTCTTCCTGGCGGCTATCTCGACACCATCGAACAACAGCCGCCTCTGCGCTTCCCCCAGGGCGAGCATCCTCTGTAGCGCATCCATGATGTTTGTCGCCAGCCAGCGCGCCAGCCGCACGTCCAGATCATCGAAGCGCTCGAAGAGCAGCGCCACATCCGTCACCGGCGTCCCGTCGGCCAAATGCAGATGCACCGCCGTGAGCTTGTTCTGTAGCAGCGGAAAGGTCACCGCGTCATTGCCGGCGATCGCCGCTGCATAGAAGTCGCTCGCCTCGCGCCGCGTCCACACGTCGGACAGATCCACCCAGTTGCCCGCCAACTCCGGCACGGTGCACTCGATACGGATCTGCATGTTACGCCACGGTGCGCGTCGGATTGCCGCTCAGGCGTAGCTTCGGACCGCTGGTCACCTTGCCCGTGGCGCTGCCGCCAATGTTGTACCCCGTGGCAAACGCCTTGTTCGTCCACGTGTACGTCACTTGGTCGCCGCTGGCATCGGTCACGGCAATGACGGCCGTCACCATCGCCGGGTTGAGCATGAGCGGCCCGAAGACGTCGTCGACCACCTTATCCCACTTAGTGATCTTGATGTCGGCCTGGTAGTTGGCCAGGCCGGGAATAAACTCCTGCGCCGTACTGGCGAGGTTCGTCTCCTCGAGCTCAGCCACGGCGAATTGCAGATCGGTTTCGTCCGCATATGCCGTGAGATTGACGGCGTTGACCGTCAGAGAAACGTTTCCTGGACCCTTGACACCCACAATAAGCCTCCTGTTAGCCTAGACTCACAACACCCATGCACCGAATCGCCGAGGCGCCACCCAGGTCGACGCAGCTCAACCGGATATACCGGCTCACCGCGCCCACCAGCGTCAGCGCATAAGCGCCCACATCCGAAAGCGTAATCGTGCCTTCGCTGACGAAGGTCACGCCGTCGGCCGAACTCTCCACGTCGATCTCGGCATCCACCGCCGTGCCGGTAATGCTGGACACGTGCAGCCACGCATAGCCGCCCGTCGTCACACCTGCACCGAAATCCACCGTTGTGCCATCCTCGATGGCGTCGAACGTGCCGTCGAACACCCGGAGCCCGCGCCGTGCATTGCCCGACGTGCCCCACTTGCCGTTGAGGGTGACCAGCCCGTTCATGGGCGTGGCAATCGCCATTTCGTAGTTGCCCGCATCCGGCAACACGTAGACCGGACAATCGGCGTCGCTGCGCTGCGTGATCACCGACACCACCGCACCGTTGACGCCGAAGCGGGCGCGCATCTCGGCTTCAAAGCCGTCGGGCAGCACGCCCTCGAAGTAGCCGTTCTGTTGCACGCCCATCTTGGGCAGCAGGGGCCGGAACTCCTCGGCCGCGCTTGCCAGGCTGGTGCGCTGCGCCTCACCCACCTCCATCTGCACATCGACCTCGGAGATCGCCGACGAGAAATCAAACTCGTCGACCCACACCGCCATTTCCGTGCCCTTCATGCGTCCCTCCTACAGCGTCGCCGCTTCGTCGTCATACTCGATCGTCAGGTTGCAAATACAGCCGTACGCGTCCAGCTCGCCCACATACTCGTCGGCGCCATCGGCCACGCTGATAAAGCGGATCGACCCGACGTCGCTCGTCTCGCTGTACGCGTCCAGCAACTCGCGCACAGCCTCGGCCAGCGCCCTGGCATCCGCATATTCCAGCGCCCAGCACGCAATCTGCAGCGTCACCGTGCGCCAGCCCGCCCGGCCCGCCAGCGTATACTCCGGGTCAGCGGCCAGCCGCCGGTAAACCAGGCTCGGCAATGCCGTCTCTTGGCGCAGCACCACCGGCGAGATTCGCTGTCCCACCGCGGCCGCAATCGTGGCGTCCGCCGCCAACATGCTCACAATGCGCTGTTCAATCATTGTTGCCAGGCATCCTCAACCATTTTGACCAACTGCCGCTGAATCTCTGCCAACGCCGGCTGGCGCATGCGCCGCTTCGCCCGCTGGAAGAAGGGCCGCTTGCGAATCGCCCCCATCCCCCGCCGCGTGCTGCGCTTGCCGCGCCCGTTGTCCTGCGATCGGCTCTTGCGCCCGCCCTCAATAAATCTGGTGTAAAAAACCGACGACCACACCAGCGCCTGCTTGGGCCGCGGCGGGAATTTGAGCGGGCTGTTGAGCCGCTGCCCGCGCCCGGGCCGCACCAGGGGTCGATACTCGTTGCGCACAATCGACGCCGTAAAGACGCCTGCGCGCAGTTGGCCGGTATCCTCCGGCGCCTCCGGCCGGGCCGCCTTGGCGATCATATCGGCGCCCGCCTGGAGCGCACGCGCCACGCCCGGCCCGCGCAGCGAAATCTGCAGCGCCGTCAGCGCAGTGGTCACATTTTCCTGTACCCGGACCTGTACCCGGTTGCGGCTGCGTCGCCGTGCCATCTATGCCTCCGCCTCAATACAGCGCAGCACGATCGTGCCGTCCGTTCTGTGTGGCGTCACCGTGTCGACCATCAGCGTCTTGCTGCCCCACAGCAGCCGGTCCTTGTTCGTCACTGTCACCCCGGCGCGTATGGTCACCTCGTAACTGACCACCATCACCGGCCGGTCAGCGAGCACGGGCTCGCGTCCGCCGCGCTCGACAATCTTGGCCCACACCGTGGCCACCGTCGACCAACCCTGCACCTCGCCGCCGAACGCATCGCGCACCACGGTAGCCGTGCGGATCTGGACCTGCTCGTTGAGTTCACCCGCCCCAATCCGCGGCATCAGGCCACCGCCATCAAATTCGCCACCTCGAACAGGTAGACCCCGCGCACGGCATCCGCATCGCCATAGGTCGCCGTCACCGTCAGCGCATGCACCTCGATCGGCCGCGTGGCCGACACGATCGCATTGTCGGTTGGCGTCAGCGTAATCTCGACCGTGCTGGCCGCCGGCGTAATCGCCGTGTCGTCGCGGATCTCCTGCCCGGTAGCCACGTCGTCGATACGATAGCTGATCGCCGTCGGCGTTGCGGCCGCTCCCGTTTTGTCACGGAAGGCCGCGGTCACATAGGCCGTGCTTTGCTCGTTGACGCGCTCCATAGTGCCTCGTTAGCTCAACGTGATCGACACGTCGACCGTCCACGTCTGCCCGCTCGCCTTCGTCCCCTGGTTGCTGACGACCCGGTTCAGGTTGTCGGCCGCGTCGCTGTTGCCGTTGGCGACCGTGAACTCCTGCCAGGCGAAATTGCCCGTCGACGTCCCAAAGACCGCCCGCCAGGTCACCGTCTGCGCGCTGCGGCTCGGATAGCCAGACTCCATGCCCACATACGCCTTGTTGGTCGACGCCTGCAACCCCGTCTGCGACGCTGCGGCCGCCGTGCTGCTGTCGCCGACGCCGATATAGGCATTGGCATTGGCGAAGCTTGTCGGCGTGCCGGCGCCGATGACCAGGTCCCACAATTCGGCGATCCCTTCGTTGAGCAGCAAGTTGCCGTCGATCACCGACTCGGCCGGCAACTCGACGCCATCTGCCCCAACCACCGGCGACGCCTGGCCGGCCTCAAAATCCTGTTCGCTCGCATAGCGCCGGATCAGCCACTGCGTGCGATAAAATGCCTTGTCCTGTACCATCCCTGCCTCCTAGCGATTCCACGCAAACGACACATCACGGCGCGCGAAGCCGAACGCAATCGGCTGGGCCACCATCGAGAACTCAACTCCACGCGTCGCCCAGCCAAAGGCCAGCGAGCGCGCCAGCCACGCAAAAGCCACCGACCGTCGGGCGATGCTGAAATCCACACGCACAATGCGCACCGCCGCATCGAACGCAATCGCCACATCGACACCGGCGCCCAAATCCACCACGGCCAGCGTCGCCGCGATCGCACCAATCACATGCGCCGCCTGCGCCACATCCGACACCGGTACCTGCACCGCAATCGAGCCGACGCCATCCACCGCAGCCGCAGCATCAGCCACCGCCACCAGGATCGCCGTCAACAGCGCATCGCTGCCGGCCGCCGTGTCGCTCACGGCCAACGTCACCGCCACGCCCGGCGCATCCGCCGCACTGCCGCTGTCCATCACGGCGAGCGGCGCCACACCAACCGTCACCGCTTCGGCGCCGCTGCCCGCATCGAGCACATTTAGCAGCATCGCCGACAACACGGCGATCAACTCGGCGCCGCTGCCCGTGTCGCTCACGGAGAGCGTCACCGCCACGCCGGACGCATCCACGCCGGCGCCGCTGTCTACTACCGTCAGCGACACGCCCGGCGGCAGCACCGTGTCCGCACCGGCGCCGCTGTCGACAATCTGTTTGATTGCCTCGGTCAGCAGCGCAATCGCCTCGGCGCCGCTGCCCACATCGGCCACGCTTACCGCAACCGACACCGTCAGGGCCTAG